ATTCCATTTCTTGCCCATAAACTCAATATCGGGCTCCAATGGGAAGAACAGGAATGGGAAAATTATTATTACTTAACAAAAGATGTCGTTGACGCTGCCGTCCTGTGGGAAAGAAACAGCTACGTAACAGGAACTTTTATGAACATAAGCTTCCAGTTCCAAAAACATTTAAGTCTAGGAAGAGGAGGAATGATTTTAACGGATGATAAAGATTCCGCTTATGAACTAAAAAGAATGTCTTATGACGGCAGGTCTCCTGACATACCTTGGAGAGAACAAAATATTTCCTCTATAGGCTATCATTACTATATGACGCCGGAGACAGCTGAGTTAGGTTTAGATAAATTTCAAAATGCGGTAGATACACCGCCGCGAAAATGGACAGTTTCTGACTGGCCTGATTTAACAAAAATGAACGTTTTTAACAGATGAAAATATATTCAAAAATAGAACCAGAAACTCTGCTTCATCTTGTAGTAAGGATTGATAAGGTTTCTTCTGCCGAAATGAAGTATCCAGAAGATTCAGATAACCCTAATTTAGCTCGAATCGATATAGCTTCCGAAGATCAGTTCTTGCAGCTAGCCCTATTGAGGATGAATAAAGGGAGAACCTTTCGCCCTCATAAACATATATATAAAGAAAGCCCTCCTGAATGCATCGCTCAAGAGTCTTGGGTAGTCATAAAAGGGAAAGTTAAAGTTACTTTTTATGATCTAGACGACACCATCATAGAAGAAGTTGTATTAAATCAAGGAGATTTAAGCATGACTTTTCGAGGAGGTCATAACTATACCGCCTTAGAAGACGATACTCAAGTATATGAATATAAAACCGGGCCTTATATGGGTATAGAAAAAGATAAAAAATTTATAAAGCAGTAAAATGAAAATTTTTATAGCCGGACACAATGGTCTTGTAGGGTCCGCCATCAAGAGAAGATTACAGAAAGAAGATGTTGAAGTTATTTATGCTAATCGCCACAGCTTAGATTTACTGGATCAGCGAGCTGTAGGGTATTTTTTCGAAGCTAATAAACCTGACGTTGTTATAGATGCAGCTGCAAAAGTTGGAGGTATTCATGCAAATAATGTTTATCGCGCTGACTTTATCTATCAGAACTTGCAAATACAAAACAACATCATTCACTCAAGCCACGAAAATAATGTAAAAAAATTAATTTTTCTTGGGAGTATATGTATTTATCCAAAATTTGCTCAACAACCTATTAAAGAGGAGTACTTATTAACCTCCCCTCTGGAACCAACTAATGAGCCTTATGCTATCTCAAAAATAGCCGGTATCAAAATGTGCGAAAGTTATTACAGGCAGTACGGTAGGGATTTCTTTTCTTTAATGCCAACTAATCAATATGGCCCGGGAGACAACTTTCATTTAGAAAACTCTCATGTTTTACCAGCATTGTTAAGAAAGTTCCATGAAGCTAAAAGAGATAATTTAAAATCTGTTGAGGTCTGGGGGACAGGCAAAGCTAAAAGAGAGTTCCAGTATGTTGACGACTTAGCTGACGCTTGCGCCTTCGCTATTGAGAATGTTACTTCTGACGATATATACCCCGACGGAGCAACTCACTTGAATGTGGGTACGGGCGAGGAATGTTCTATCGAAGATTTAGCTAAAAAGATAGCGGAAGTAGTTGGATACCAAGGAGAAATAACTTTCCAAACCGAAAAACCTGACGGAGTTCTTCGGCGCGTCGGAGATAACTCCCGCATAAACAAATTAGGGTGGACTCATAAATATACTTTAGAGGAAGGCCTTAACTTAACATATAATTGGTATAAAAATAATGTCTAAGAAGGTATTAGTAACTGGCATCACAGGACAAGACGGCTCCAATATGGTAGATTATCTTTTGGAGAATACTGATCATTTGATATACGGCATGGCTCGCCGATCATCTAATGTCAATCTTTCCAACTGCGAAACTTTCATTAATAATGATAGGTTCCAGTTAGTATATGGAGATATAACAGACAGCAGCTCAATAAACAGCTTAGTTCAAGAAATACAGCCGGACTATTTTATTAACTTCGCAGCAAACTCTTTTGTAGGATGTAGCTGGGAAATGCCTGAGCATGTAATGGACACAAATGCCATAGGGACTTTAAGATGCCTTGAAGCCGTGAGGCGCTTTCAGCCAAAGTGTCGCTTTTACAGCGCGGGAAGCTCGGAGGAGATGGGAGATGTTGATTACAGCCCACAAGACAAAGCTCACCCACCAAAACCTAGAAGCCCGTATGGAGTCTCTAAAGTCGCCTCTAGATTCCTAGTTAAAGTTTATCGGGAATCTTATGATCTTTTTGCAATTCATGGCATCCTTTTCAACCATGAGGGTTTAAGAAGAGGCGAAGAATTCGTCACTCGAAAGATTAGTAAAAATGTAGCTAGAATTAAAAAAGCTATTGTTAAAAATGAAAAATTTGAGCCGCTTCAATTAGGAAATGTAAACTCTTTGAGAGACTGGTCCGATTCCGAAGACTTTATGTCAGGAATATGGCTTATGTTGAATCAAGAAGAGCCTAAAGAATACATTTTGTCTAGTAACGAAACTCATTCTATTCGTGAATTTGTTGACTTAGCGTTCAAATGCGCTGGAATAAACGGTAAATGGATTGGAGAAGGGATGGATGAAATTTTCCTGACTCAAGAAATTGATATGGGAGGAGCCGAAACCAGAGTACTTGCTCAAATAAATAAAGCTTTTTATAGACCTGCGGATGTTAACTTACTTTATGGTGACTCAAACCCTATAAGAGAAGAGTTGAATTGGAAACCGGTCATTTCATTTGAAAAATTAGTAGAGAGAATGGTAAAAAATGATCTTGAACAAAATGAATGAAGAATTCTATTATTATAATAGACAATGCACTTGAAGACACATCGTCTTTAGATTATTTTTATAAAAATATTATTTCTGATACCTCCCACGCAGAAGGAATTATCCATAAAGATGAACTTAAAAACCATAAATCTCCCTGCGATAAACATCTTAAACAAATAATATCAGACCTGTGGGAAAACCGAGCTTCGGAACTTTACCAAGAAGCGTGTGACAACGGGGTAAAATTTTTTGAAGCTTGGTCTAATTCTTACACCGACCCATATCATAAAAATCATGTAGACAGAGGAGGACTACCTTACCATATCGACAAAGATGAAAATCTTTATGAATGGAAAAGAGAAATAGAGACGCCAACGTATGCCTCTTTAATCTACCTCGGCCCCAAATCAACGATTGATGGAGGCGACCTTTATATAAATACTATGGGTTTGCCCCATTTTAAAAAATTTGAAAAGAACGGATCGGAGGAAATAAATCTCAGATCATCCGATTGGATGAAAATAGAATTTAAATACAATCGTTTTATTATTTTTGATGGATCTTTTCCTCATTTAGTCTCTCCTGTTATCGCTCACCCGGCCAATCATCCGCGAGTAACGCTTGCAATGAACCTTTGGGACCGAGAAGTTTCTTGTTGATCTTCTACCCCATTAATTAAATAATAAGTTCATGGCGGCTAAAAGGAAGCGCAAGCAAACCTTAAATCAATTCATAATTAATAAATTTTTGAATAATTCAAAAGCTATTTGGAAGAATAAAGGTTTTGTCGCTAGAGAAATGAAGTTTACTAAGGATTTAATTGAGAAATATCCCTTAAAACTTTTCTGGCAAGCTGTTCCATTAAAGTTCGATATGGAGAGCTTAACATGGTTTATATCTCCGCAAGGACAAGCGTATTTAAAAATAGAATACGCTAAATTTTGTCTTGACTTAAAAGCCCCGAAGAAATATGATCTAGCAGACGTCAAACAAGGCGAAGACAAAAAAGTGCAAATTGAGACACGCACGATAAAAGATTTCATTAAACATGGCAGCAAAAAAGAAAACAGTTGAAGGCTTTAGTCCTTTGGATCAGATCCAAAGTTATCTTAAAGACCACAAAGACGAACATTTTAACTTTGAAAAAGAACCTCAATACATAGTTTCTAGCGGCAGTTTGCTTCTAGATATAGAAATGTCTGGAGGAATTAGGCCCTCAATAATCCGTGCTTCAGGGGTCTCTGAAGGAGGGAAAACTTCTTGCGCTCTGTCTTTCGCTAGGAATTTCCAAGAGAGTGTCGAGAACGGCATGGTAGTTTATATTAAGTCAGAAGGAAGACTGTCTCCTGAAATGCTTGATCGCTCAGGCTTGGATACTTCACCAGAAAAATTATTTATTTATAAAAGCAACATTTTTGAAAGCGTGTTACAGCTAATGCGCGAATTAATAATGAATAATCCTACGGAATGTAAATATTTTTTTATTATAGATTCTATGGATGCGATGGTGCCTAAAAAAGATTTAGATCGTTCTTTTGAAGATTCTGATAAAGTAGCAGGTGGATCAGTGTTGAGCTCAAACTTTTTAAAGAAGATGGCTTTAGGGCTTTCGACCAAGGGCCATATCTGCTTTATGATTTCTCAAGTCAGGAGCAAGGTCAGTATTAATCAATACGAGAAAACAGATCCTAAACTTACTAATGCTTCAGGGGGCAATGCTCTACTCCATTATTCTGATTGGATTCTCGAGTTTCAGCCGCGTTATGGAGGCGATAGTATCCCACCTAAAGACGACAAGCCCGAAGGTCATTATTGTAAAATTATTTTTCGCAAGAGTTCAAACGAAAAAACTGGCACAGTAGTACGTTACCCAATTAAATACGGGCGAACAGGAGGTAAAAGTGTCTGGGTAGAGTATGAAGTTTTGCTTATGCTTTTGCAGTGGAAGATGGCAGAAGCTAAAGGGGCGTGGATTATTGTAGCTGACGAACTTATCAAAGAATTAAAAGAAGCTGGCTTAGAAATGGATTCAAAACATCAAGGTATGGACAATTTCAGAAAATACCTAGAGAGAGAAGAGGAGATCTGTAAATATCTTTTTAATAAATTAAAAAATGCTCTTGAAGGTATTCAAAAGTGAAGCTTTACGACATAAAAGGAAAATTAATAAATAAGAGCGTCACGAAATATAGGATAAAGTGGGATGGAGAGTGTCGATCTAATTTCCAATACGAAGTGAAGCAATTTTTTAAAAAGTTTTGGTATGGGCAAATTTGTTATGAAGAGTTTCCAGTTTATGGAACCCGCATGAAGGTAGACTTGATTAACATGACTAAAAGAATAGCTGTTGAAGTTCAAGGAGCCCAACACGAACAATTTAACAAATTTTTTCATAACAATTCCAGAGCCAATTATCTCAAGTCTATTACTCGAGATCACGATAAAATAGTGTGGCTAGAGAATAATAATTTTAAAATTTTAGAGATATTTGACGCTGATTTAGCCTCTTTGTCTAAAAAGTACATTTTCGATAAATTCGAAGTATCTATATAAAATAGTGTAATAAATAATATGATTATAAAAGAGACCAATAGAATACCAGATAATATCTTAGACCAGCTGAGTGAGTGGTCATGTGGAGGTTTTATGCTTTTTAATTTTGATGAGGAAGGAAATCCCCAAGTTTACTCTAAAGCTGAAGACGAACGTAATGCAATGTCTTTGCAGTACTTAGTAAGTCATTGGTC